GTTAAGCTTTGGGGATTCGGAAAAGAGATTTATATGGAGTTACTTTCTATGGTAGAGGATGAAGATATAGGAGACTATACTGACATTATTACCGGAAGAGATTTGACGCTAACTACCTTAGATGCAGCACAAACAGGTACCGGGTATAATAAGACAACCATAAGAGCAAGAACAGCTCAAACACCTTTAGCAGAAGACAACAATGTAGTTAAAAGTGTTTTAGAAACTCAACCTGATCCAATGGAATCTTTCTCTAAGATGGAGTTCGATAGAATGAAAGAAATCCTCCATGAGTACTTAGCACCAGGCGAAGAAGAAGCAGACGTACCGAAACCAGCAGTAGCATTTGATACTCCGTCTTCTCCTTCAAATAAATTCTCTCTAGAGAATCAAGGAAAAGCTAAAGAGTCAAAAGCGGATAAGTTTACTAGTTTATTTGATAACGCAACAGACGACAAACTGCCATTTTAAGTAAAACATGGCAAAAACAAAAAGTAAATCATTATCAGAAGCCGTATCTAAAGAACTGAAAAAAGGGTTTGACCTTAATAAGTTTAAAGAGCAGAAACTTATAAGTAAGAACGTCCGTTTTAAAGATCAAAAATGGATACCACTCTCCCCGGCATTCCAGGAAATGACATCCATTCCAGGAATTCCAATGGGTCATATAAGTATGCTGAGAGGACATTCCGATACAGGAAAATCTACAGCACTACTTGAAGCAGCAGTATCAGCTCAAAAAGCAGGTATACTCCCAGTATTCATAACTACAGAGATGAAGTGGAACTGGGAACATGCTATCCAGATGGGACTAGAAGTAGAACAGTCAGTAGATGAAGATACTGGAGAAGTTCTAGACTATGGAGGATTCTTCCTGTATGTAGATAGAGAAACAATTCATACTATCGAAGATGTCTCTTCCTTTATACTAGACCTAATAGACGAACAGAAGAAAGGTTCTTTACCTTACGATTTACTATTCCTATGGGATTCAATCGGATCTGTACCTTGTGAACTCTCAGTACGTTCAAATAAGAACAATAACGAGTGGAATGCAGGAGCAATGTCTACACAATTCGGAAACGGAGTAAATCAACGAATCGTAATGTCTAGGAAAGAATCCTCACCTTATACAAACTCATTAGTAGTTGTAAATAAAGTATGGACACAGAAACCAGAATCTCCAATGGGCCAGCCAAAGCTTATGAATAAAGGAGGCTTTGCAATGTGGTATGATGCAACACTTGTTGTAACATTTGGGAATATTATGAACGCTGGTACCTCTAAGCTTAAAGCAATAAAGAACGGTAAGCAGATAGAGTTCGCTAAACGTACCAACATTCAGGTAGATAAGAATCATATTAATGGAATAACAACCAGAGGTAAGATTATTATGACACCTCACGGCTTCCTTTTAGATGAAGACAAGGACCTGAAGAAGTACAAATCAGACCATACAGACGAATGGGCAGCTATTCTAGGAGGTGGAGACTTTGAAATAGTAGTAGAGTTAGCAGAAGGAGACAATACTCCGGTACAAACTCAAAACGATCCTGAGTAGTATAACAGTATATAACTAAATTTTGATTAGCCCTTGCTTATGCAGGGGTTTTTTATTATCTTTAAGTATGTCAACCAACCTACGAGCAATGCTCGCAAATATAACAGAACAGGAAAGCACCCCTGTAGTAGAGAAAAAATTCCATTCAAGGGTACTAATGATAGATGCATTAAACCTTTTCTTTAGAAACTTTGCAACAATAAACTTTCTTAATAAAGAAGGAGTTCCTATCGGAGGAATGGCAGGCTTTATAAGATCTTTAGGATCTTTAATACAATTAGTACAGCCAACAGGAGTCTATATAGTTTTCGACGGCGTAGGTTCCTCAACTAATAGAAAGAACCTTCTACCGGAATATAAATCAAACAGAGGTATAACTCGAATAACTAACTGGGATACTTACGATAACATAGAAGAAGAAGGAGAATCGAAAGTAGACCAGATAACCCGTCTTATACATTACCTACAATGCTTACCGGTAAAGACCGGCATGATCGATAAAGCAGAAGCAGACGATATGATTGCATATATGGCTATGGAGTTACCGAAAAGAGAAGACTCCGACGTAGTAATAGTATCCTCAGATAAAGACTACCTTCAATTAGTAAACGATAAAGTAACAGTATATAGACCAATAAGTAAGAAGTTCTATAAGCAGAAAGAAGTATCTGACGAATTCGGAATACATTCTGATAACTTTATAATATACAAAACACTATTAGGAGATAAGTCAGATGCTATAAACGGAATTAAAGGATTAGGACCAAAGACATTACTAAAGCGATTTCCAGAACTAGTAAAGCATTCCCTGACCTTAGAAGACATCTTAGAAATATCTGAAGCTAAACTAACCCAACATAAAACATATGCTCAGATACTTCATGCAGAAACCTCTCTAAGAAATTCATATAAATTAATGGACCTAAAAAACCCAATACTGGATGAAAGACAGAAAGAGTATATAGAGACATTGCTTGCAGAAGATAACAACCCCTTCCACAAGAAAGAATTCCTTCAACTCTATAAGGCAGATGGAATCGACCACTTCATTAAAGATATAGAAGGATGGGTTACTGATACTTTTTTTAAGTTGGGAAACCTAAAATAAGATCGTATATTACAGTACAATAAAAATAAGTTATATCAAATAAATAGTTATAGAAACAACATGACATTAAAAAGTATGGAGTCCTACGGGGCAGCCTTTCAAGTAAAGACCTTAGGAGCTTTACTAACAAGAAAAGAATTCTTGCAGAACATATACGATGTATTAACGGACGAGCATTTCCCTAACCCTGCACATAAATGGGTTATAAATGAAATACTTAAGTACTGGGGTAAGTATCATACAGTGATTTCTATGGAGACATTAACTATAGAAGTAAAGAGGTTAGATAACGAGATACTAAAGACTTCAATAAGAGAGCAACTAAAAGAAGCCTATAAACACTCCGACGATGAACTACAATATGTAGAGCATGAATTCACTGCCTTCTGTAAAAACCAACAACTAAAAACTGCTCTCTTAAGTTCTGTTGATATGTTAAACTCTGGAGAGTATGATTCAATTAGACAGTTAATAGATAATGCATTAAAAGCAGGAGCAGATAGAAACATAGGACACGAGTATAATAAAGATATAGAAACTCGATATAGAGAAGATTACAGACCGACTATACCAACACCTTGGCCGGAAATCAATACGCTGCTTCAAGGAGGTTTCGGACCTGGAGACTTAGGTATTGTATTCGGTAATCCCGGCGGAGGGAAGTCATGGTTAATGGTAGCTATGGCAGCACATGCTGTACGGATGGGTTACAACGTAGTCTTCTATACATTAGAACTAGGAGAAGATTATGTAGGTAAGAGATTTGATTGCTACCTAACAGGCATAAATATAGAGAATATTGGACAGCATAGAGATAAGGTGGATAAGATGGTAGGAGAACTACCCGGTAACCTGATCATAAAAGAGTACCCGCCTAAGATGGCATCAGTATCTACAATAAGAGCACACCTGCAAAAATGTAATGACTCAGAGATGAAACCAGACTTAGTAATAATCGACTATATCGATTACCTAAGATCAATGTCTAAGAAGTTTGCAGAAAGGAAAGATGAGATAGATGATGTGTATGTAGCATGTAAAGGATTAGCAAAAGAATTAAAGATCCCTATCATCTCGCCATCGCAAGTCAATAGAATGGGAGCCAAGGATGATGTAATCGAAGGTGATAAAGCTGCAGGATCTTACGATAAGATAATGGTATCTGACTTCTGTATGTCTCTCTCAAGGAAGAAGGAGGATAAATTAAACGGAACAGGTAGATTGCATGTTATGAAGAATAGGTACGGTATGGACGGTATGACATTCGGTGCATTAGTAGACACCAACACCGGTCATATTAAGCTAACAGAAGATGTACCTACCTACGACGAGTACCCCGCCTCTCCAAGCAACGGTAATCCGAAATCATTTAACCTTATGGATAGCTTCGATAAAAAAGAGCTCTCTAAGAAGTTTACACAACTTTCCACGTTTTCTAAGTAGAAAACCTAATTTTCTTTAAAAATCACATAGGTATTATATACAACTCAAAAATTAAATATAAAAATGGACATTAGTCAAAAAATCTTATCCGACATTACAGTTTTCCTAAAGTACGCTAAATTCACACCTGACCTCAACAGAAGAGAAGTATGGAACGAACTTGTTAATAGAAACAAGAAAATGCATCTTAAAAAGTATCCACATCTATCAGATGAAATAGAGAATGCTTACAAGTTTGTATACGAGAAAAAAATTCTTCCTTCAATGAGATCTATGCAATTCGCCGGAAAACCTATCGAGATAAGTCCTAACCGAATTTACAACTGCGCTTATGCTCCTGTAGACGATTGGAGAACGTTCGGAGAGATTATGTTCCTATTACTAGGAGGTACAGGTATAGGTTTCTCAGTACAGAAACACCACGTTGTAAAGTTACCGGAGATAAGAAAACCAAACCCTATTAAGTTTAGAAGATACCTAATTAGCGACTCTATAGAAGGATGGGCAGATGCAGTAAAAGCATTAATGAAGTCACACTTCCAAGGAGGTTCTACTTTAAGGTTTGACTATTCTGATATTAGACCAAAAGGAGCAGCACTAATAACATCAGGAGGTAAAGCACCAGGGCCTCAACCATTGAAAGAATGTCTTGTAAAAATGCAAGGAATTTTAGACCGTAAAGAAGATGGAGATAAATTAGAGCCGATAGAAGTTCATGATATAGTTTGCCACATTGCTGATGCAGTACTAGCAGGAGGAATTAGAAGAGCAGCTTTAATATCACTCTTTTCAGCAGACGACGAGGAAATGATTTCTTGTAAGTCAGGAAACTGGTGGGAATTGAATCCACAAAGAGGTAGAGCTAATAACTCTGCAGCATTGTTAAGAAGAAAGGTAACAAAAGAATACTTCTTAGATCTATGGAATAGAGTAAAAGCTTCAGGAGCAGGAGAGCCCGGTATATACTTTACCAACGATAAAGACTGGGGTACTAACCCATGCTGTGAGATAGCACTAAGACCTTATCAGTTCTGTAATCTATGTGAAGTAAATGTAAGTAATGTAGAGAGCCAAGAAGAACTAAACGAAAGAGTAAGAGCAGCAGCATTTCTAGGAACACTTCAAGCAGGGTATACAGACTTCCACTACCTAAGAGAAGTATGGAGAAGGACTACTGAAAAGGATGCATTAATAGGAGTGTCTATGACAGGTATTGGATCTGGAGCAGTTTTAAAGTTAGATACAACAGAAGCAGCAGAAATAGCTAACCAAGAGAATATTAGGGTTGCTGAGCTGATTGGAATAAACCAAGCTGCTCGTGTAACTACTGTGAAGCCTGCAGGGACAACCTCTCTGACACTAGGGACATCATCTGGTATACATGCCTGGCACAATGACTTCTACTTAAGAAGAATAAGAGTAGGTAAGAACGAATCACTATACGGATACCTAGCAAAGAACCACCCTACATTAGTAGAGGATGAATTCTTTAGACCTCATGACACTGCAGTAATTACAGTACCTCAAAAAGCACCGGAAGGAGCAATATTGAGAACAGAGAGTGCATTCGACTTACTAGAGAGAGTTAAGAAAATTTCAATGGAATGGGTTAAGCCTGGACATGGAAACGGAAGCAACTCACATAACGTATCAGCAACCATCTCTATTAAGGATGAAGAATGGGATGCAGTAGCAGAGTGGATGTGGAAAGAACGTAAGCACTATAATGGCTTATCAGTTCTACCATTCTCAAACCACACTTATACTCAAGCGCCTTTTGAAGACTGTACCGAAGAGCAATACGAAGAGTTGCTGAAAACTTTAGTAGATGTCGACTTATCCAAAGTAATAGAGGTAGAAGACATGACAGACCTAGCAGGTGAAATAGCTTGTGGAGCTGACGGCTGTGAGATTAAATAGTGAAAACTATAAATAGTAGAATCACCGGAGAAGAAGACAACTCCGGTGATTTTTATTTAGAGAATGGGTTTAAAGTAATGACAGCAAACTATCACCTAGCTAGAGGATACTGCTGTTCCTCCGGATGTAGACATTGCCCCTATAAAAAAGAAGGAGGAAATTAAGAAGGCTCCGGAAAACATTGCTATTTATTATAAATCAAAGAGTAATGATAGTAAAGGTTGGGTCAAAAGGTGAGCTTGTTAAAGGTATTCAAGAAGTAGTAGGAGTTGAGGCAGATGGGTATTTTGGACCTGGGACAGAAGCAGCTGTAAAGAAGTGGCAAGCCGCAAATAACTTAGTGGCTGACGGTCTTGTTGGTGATAATACATTAGCTAAAATGGACCTACTCGATACAGACCTTACCGAGAGTATAACTAGATCAAGCATTTCCGCTACTTATACAAACAACAAGTATAAAACATCAAACGGATTAGAAGTAGTTGAATACTTTATGCCGAAAGATGAATACAACGCAGGTCCTATTAAAGCTGAATGGCTTTTCATACACCATACTGCAGGATGGCATAACCCATTTAATACCATTAAAAACTGGGACAACGATAGATCTGGTAGAATAGCTACTGAATTCGTACTAGGAGGACCTTCCTGTAAAGGCAACGACATACTTTACGACGGAATACTAACTCAAGCATTCCCAGAAGGAAATTGGGCATCTCATTTAGGAAAAAACGGATCTCAAACAATGCATACAAACTCCATAGGTATCGAAGTTTGCAACTTCGGATACGTAGTAAACGGTAAAACATATGCAGGAACTACTGTAGCGGATTCACAAATAGTAACGTTAGCAAAACCGTTTAGAGGACATAGCACATGGCATAGATACTCAGATAAACAGATAGACGTGTTACATAAGTGGATATTATGGATGGGAGAAAGAGAAGGGATAGATGTTAGAAAAGGTCTACCCGCTTTAATAAAAGATAAAGGAGCTGATGCATTTGAATTTAACGAAAATGCATATTACGGTAGAGTAAAAGGGTTATGGACACATACAAACACGCGGAGAGATAAAGTAGACATGTTTCCTCAACAGGAGCTAATGGATATGCTAACAACACTTTAAAAAAAACATGGTCAATTCACCATATATGAAAATAATATTAGCAAGTATAGCAGGAATAGGATTCCTTTGTTCTTATTTTCTACAGTTAACAGCAGATAACGTAGAACAATACCTCGCAGTAGCAGCAGTTTTACTACTAGACGGCTTCTTTGGTATAATAGCCGGATGTAAACGCGAAGGGTTTAAGACTTATAAGTCGCTTAGAGTTTTAAAATCCATAGCAACATGGGAAATAGTACTAACCGCTATCTTAATGATAGAGAAAGGCTTCACAGGTACGGGATGGTTAAGTGAAACAATAATAGCACCCTTTATTATATTCCAACTAATATCAGCACTTAAAAATGCATCTATGGCTGGTTTTATTAAAAACGAACTTCTGAATATTATACTAGACAAAATAGATAAGCATAAAGGAGAGAGAGTTTAAAGGTGAAAGAGAAGGTTAAAAAGATATTAAAATTTTAAAACCTATTTATAAGAAAGGAGTATGAAAAAGTATTTAATTAGCTTACTATTAACAGTATCCACAGTTACGTCATTTGCACAAACCGCAAGCACAGGTTGGTTTGAATTAGACATTGAGTTTGGTAGATACTCATTTACAACTGGAAACTATTATCAAAATAACCAATCTATATTAGTCGAACAAGGTACGGATACGTTATACTATGAATCCTACAGTACCACCGACCCTAACACACATAGGTATTCTGTCATATCAACCGATACAGGTAATATTAAGATAACACTTGAAGCTCAGAATAATAGATGGTGGGACAACCAAAGCACAGTACCTTTCGTAAGGCTGCGTAACGTAACACAAGATACATTTGTAGACCTGTCACCATCTACTAATGGATTCTTTTTCTATTCATATTACGATACTGTTGTTAACCTCCTATCTCAACCACCACCAATCGTAGGCTGTACAGATTCCCTATCGTCAACTTACGATTCTACTGCTAATATAAGTAACGGTCAATGCGCATACCCTGTATCTTTCGCAGTTGATATGAATTCATACAACGATACATTCTCTCAAGTTTATGTAAGCGGTGAGTTCAATAGCTGGAGTGGTACTGCAGATTCATTGTCGGACTCCGATAGCAATGGTATCTGGACCGGAACCATCGATATACTAAATAACCCAGGCTGGCTATGGAAATACTCAGTTGATAACTGGACTGACCAAGAACTACCTCCTAACATTACAGGCGGCGGCAATCCCTATGCTACGTGCTTCCTTTTAGACGCAGCTGGATCCACAAATAGAAATTTAACTGTAGATGGAGACACTGTAGTATTAGATACTAATTGTTGGGAAAAGTGTTTAGATTGTGCAGACATTATAGGATGTACCGATAGTACTTCAAACGAGTTCAATCCATGGGCCACTGTCAGTGATGGAAAATGTATAGGAGACCCAACCGCATCTCTTAATTGTTCTTCCAACCAAACTTATATAGACGTACAGTTTACACCTGATACTTACGGTGGAGAATCAAGTTGGATTGTTTATGATGATAGCGGAGCAGTCTATACTGCATCTCAAGGTACATTCTCAGGCAAACCTCAAGGTGTACCTATCTCACATTACATATGCGTTGATACAAACATATTAATAGATATCGTAATTAACGATAGTTACGGAGATGGTTTAAACGGTACTCTATACGGCGGTTCGGTAGACGGAGACTTAAAAGTATATAACTGCTCAGATAGTCTCTTATGGGCTTTATCAGATACTATTCCGAGTGGTAACTTTGGATATCAATTCACCTCACCTCAATTTAGTACCGGTGGTATATGTTTATCCGGCAGTTCAGATGTATACGGGTGTATGAATCCGTTCTCAACCACATACAATCCAAACGCTACAATAGACACAGGCTCTTGCGGAGCTCCACGAATAGTAGGATGCACCGACACCTCGGCATTTAATTACATAGATACCGCCAACACCAGCGAAATAATGACCGGTAGCTATACTCTAAAAATTTACGATGGTGCTGCTAACGGCTGGGGCGGTACTTGGTTAGGTATCAAACAAGGCGATAACTTATCACCTCAATATAGAATGGGCCCTAACGACGGCTATAACCAAACATTTAATGTCCCTCTAAACATATACGAACCAATTGATTTATACTTATTTACAACAGCTCAATCTCAAAACTCAATAGCTCAAGTAGCATATACGTTGTATGGCCCAGAAGGTGATACTATTGTAGATGTACCTTATTGGGGAGCAACTACATTACAATTTCCTATAATTCAAAGAGTAGATTCAGTACCAACATTTGGTGATGTGTGTATTGATAAAGTATATGGCTGTATCGATTCTACATCATTAAATTACGATTCATTAGCTAATACAGATGACGGTAGCTGTATCCCAATCGTTATAGGTTGCATGAACGACCAATCATTCAATTATGATTCAACTGCTAACGTGGCAGGTCCTTGTATCGATAAGATAGTTGGCTGTATGGATTCGACCTCATTTAATTACGATTCAACTGCTAACACAGCAGGAGCTTGCATTCCAGTTATTACAGGCTGTATGGATTCTACATCATTCAACTTTAATCCACTAGCCAATACACCAGATACATGCATTCTTAAAGTATACGGATGTATTGACCCAGCCTCATTTAACTACAACCCATTAGCTAATACGAGTGATGGGAATTGTATTGCTAAAGTATTTGGATGTATGGATTCAACAGCACTAAACTTTAACCCACTTGCAAATACAGATAATGGTAATTGTATACCTAAAGTATTTGGGTGTATGAATCCACAATCTTTTAACTTCAACCCAATAGCCAATGTAAATGATGGTTCGTGTATTGCAAGAATTTATGGTTGTATGGACTCAACTGCATTTAACTACAACCCATTAGCAAATACAGATAACGGAACTTGTATTCCTAAAGTGTATGGTTGTACTGACCCAAATGCATTTAATTACAATCCATTAGCTAATACTGAGAACTTTACGTGTCTACCTAAAATATACGGATGCACCGATTCAACTTCAATAAATTACGACTCATTAGCTAATACAGATAATGGAACCTGTGTAGCACCAATTTACGGATGTACCGATCCTACCGCCTATAACTACAACCCAGACGCCAACATCCCAGACTCTTCCACCTGCTTATACGATGCAGGATGTATAGACGGCCCAGGTAACCCGTACTGGTTAAACAATCCATGTTACGCCTGGGTAATCGATGTAGATAACTACTGCTGTACAAACTCTTGGGATCCAGACTGCCAAGCACTATACGATATATGTGCCACCACTAACGGGATCCTCAACATTGACGAGGTTGAATTTGACAACATCATCGTCTTCCCAAATCCTACAAAAAATAGATTAAGTATCAAAACTAATTTAGATATCACATACACCCTATACAATTCCATAGGTAAATTAATTATTGAAGATTCTAAAGAAAAAACAATCGATATGTCAACACTAGCAAAAGGAGTTTACTTTCTATCAATTAATCACCACGGTGTAAGGTTTAATAAGAGAATCGTAAAAGAAGATTAATATGAAAAAGTATTTACTGATACTGCTGCTTTTAAATTCAACCTTAACCTACAGCCAGACCGACTTAAAAAGCAAGCTTAGGAGAACTCTTAAGTTCTCAACATTTTATGCTGCATACAACGGTAATAACTCCATCTCAGATATTACTACCTATTCTGTACTAGAAGGGCTTAAGACTAAAACCACCGCTACTCCCTATGACTACTCAGCAGTATTCGGAATAAGGAAAATTCAAAGATTTGGATATGAACCAAATATCCAGAATAGATTTAAAAACGGAACCGAAAACTCATTCTCTGATGCTGCTACCATTGGAAGTAAGTCAAAGGGGTTTGAATATCTGTTTGAATTCGATTATAGAAGACAGCAAGGTAGTAAATTCTTAAATCAAGATCATTTCGTAAGGTACATTGCTGATAAATACGTTTTAAAAGTAGAGTACTTAGAAGATGGATTTGCAGACATTAGATACTTTGAAGCATCACAACGATTTAGACATAAGTTTAATAGAAAATTCTCAATTAATATAGGAGCAATGCAGCGTATATCAGAACCTTACGGTTTTGATCCATTTGCAGACTGTATAAGACCTGATGGAAGTATACCTTGGATGAAGATTTCTACCGAGATGGGATATAGTTACGACCTCAATGGTACTTATACAAACTCATCTGGAGAGGTAGTCGCTAACAGTACTGAAGTATTTCAAGAAGTAACCGTACCGCAGATACTTTCAGAGTACGCTAGTCAACAAAGAAGTACTCTACCCAGCAAATGGGAATATTCGATGGTCATTGGAGCTGATTATTACAAGTACTCTAAGAATTTCTGGTTACATTCATGGGTAAATGTTCTACCGTACCATATTGATATAGAAAATGAGTACAGTTACCATAAGTTTAACGACGGTCAATGGTTAGATTATTCCGGCGGCTTAATACTAGGTTACAGATTTAACCGTTCACTAGGTATTTTTACTGAAGGCAGGTACCACCAGTACTGGAATAGAAACTGGTATGAGTTTTCAACAGGAGTTAACTACATTATTTTATAAAGATGTCTCAGAAAATAGATGAAGGTACTAAAGTTACCTTAGACTTAAAAACAATAGGAATTATACTATTCTTTATAGCAACAGTTATAGGAATGTGGTTCTCATTAAAAGCTTCTATTAATGAAGCAAGAGAACTGCCATTACCTCCAGACCCGGAAGTTACAAGAATGGAATACGATATGAAAGATCAATTAATCCGTCAAACAATTATGACTACGAAAGAGGATGTTGATGAAATTAAAGGAGATATTAGACGTATTGAAGAGAAAATTGACCAGTTAAAGTAATATGAAAAAGTTTATACTCCTACTAACATTCTTCCTACTGAGTACTAATGTAAAATCCCAAGTAGTAGTACTACATTTTAACGCTAAGTGGAACTCATCAAACAATATAGAGTGGGTAGAAGAATTAATCGATTGCGATATTGAATTTATCGACATTGCAGCTAACCCTAAACTACAAAAAGAATACTCAATAGTAGTAGTACCTACTATAATAGTACTTCAATTTGAAGAGGAAACAAAGAGATATCAAGCAGATTTAAGTTTTAAACTATCTGCTACGAAAGAAGAGGTTCAAGAGTATATCGACGAACTTATGCTAAGTGGTTTTTAATCTAAAACTCTAAACTCCCTATTTATAAGAAACACTATACCTACTATGAGCTTTAAAGATATTTTCAAAGATAAAAACGATGTGAACGAAAAGTCAATCGTCGGCTTTCTCTCCTTCACAGTTATGACTTTATTCGCTATTTGCGATATCACCTCTGGACTTTTAGGAAACGATTTAATCATCAACGAGCTTATCTACAATTCCTTCCTAATCATTACTCTCGGATGCTTCGGTATCGCAGAGGTAGGTAAGATCTTCACAGGTAAGGGTAAAGAGGATTAGAAGTTGCCTTCTAAGCGTAGTATACTATCTTTCAAGCTTAGGTACAGAGATATGATTAAAGAGATACGAGAAAGAATATTCCCTTTTATAATAGCTTTATCCGCATTATCAGTAAGTGCATCAGCAGCATTCTATTCAGTAAGTGGACTAAGTAAACTATTTGCAGGAGCAGCTTTTGCAGTTATAGTAATGGCAGCTTCCTTAGAAGTAGCTAAATTAGTTATTGCTTCCCTTCTATACCAGTATAGAAAATCAATACCTACCTTCCTTAAATACTACCTTTCAGT